CATCGTCAGGGTTTGTGCTTTGATCAAGAGTAAGAAGCTTGACATTGCCAAACCGCTGAGAATCAGGGATTGCATTTAAGTCTTTCTTAAGACGATCTTCGACGGCTATCTTACGCCCTATTGATGCTTTCTTTTCAGCCAGTTCTTGAGCAATTCGATCTTTTGTTTGATCAACCACAAACTTATCAATTGGGGTTCTTGCAAGCTCATTTGCACTCATCTTACCCGTTAAGATGTTATCAAACAAGCCTTTACCAACTGCTGACAACCCAAGTGAATATAAGCTAGTCGGATTTATGTCATAAACAGGTGCATTCGGTGTATTGTCAACTATATTCTTAAGCTGTGGATAAAACTGCTTTTCATAAACAGGAATTTCATCCCACATCTTTTGTGCTGTTTTCATTGTCAAACTAGAATCAGCAATGTTCTCATAATCATGAGCAAGCTTTAAGTTGTCAATGTCGCCATGTTTTGATTGTATTTGTGACTCAAGCTTTTTGATTTGCTTAAGTAAATCTTTTTTCCCAGGAAGCGAAATAGCAGTAACGCCTTGCTCTTGTGCTTGACGATCCAATGCCGTACTTTGAGTTTGTAGATCATCTAGCTGTTTATGCAAATCTCTAAGTTCAGTTTGTTTAGCATCTAGCTTAGGCTGAACTGTGCCGAACGGCATATCAGGATTAAATGCTCGTCTGCTTTTTTCTATACTACCATTTGGAACAGTAGAGTTGACAATATTATCACGAGTCAGCATTGTAATGCCTTTGCCTGCTTGAGTAAGCAAAGGATCTTTTTCAGTTCCTACATACTTCATGATGTAGTTCTTAAATGGGCCTTGCAATGCTTTTACAGCAGTATCGTAATTGTCTTTAAACTGATCAAGTGTTGGCAAACCATTCTTAGTGGCATATTCATTTAAATGCTCAGCTCGTTTTTGCTCACTCTCGTCATGCGGATACTTTAAGTCAAATGCATGACGAGCATCGAATTGGCTTAAACCAGGAAACTCTTGCTGTATTTTTTGATTTCTAAAATCGATAAATTGACTATCATGCGGAGTATCTTCAAGTATCTTACTTTGATACAAATCATTAAGCTCATAAGTTGTAGGTGTTGAGCTATAAGGCATGATATCGCGAATAACGCTATCAATACCGCCTTTCCCTAACGGAACTTTATTTGTAGTTGCCGAAACGACGGGTGATCCCTCAGGTCTTACAGCATACAAACTTGTCGTAGGTTGCAAAGCACCAGGAACACCTGGAACAGGCGGTAAGCCTTGCATCTTGCGCTTAGTCATAATATCGCCAATTGTGTCCGCAGTCTTTTGTGCCTTAACACCTAATGTATCTTCGCCAAGTATGTTTTGTCTTTTAACGCCTGATTGTGCATTCCTAAAGTCTTGTGGTAAGTCTTTAAGCTCTTGACCGACAATTTGCGCTTTACCGATTGTGGCTCTTACGTCACTTGGCGATACAAGTGGTCTACGTTCTTCAAGCCCAGTTATATTGCCAATTACGCCGCCTCTTGGGCTCATAGGCATCATAGGAACGTCTTCCAGCATTGTGCCAAGATTACTTTCAAACTGTTGGCCAAGTGGGGTTTGTGGCGGCTTAGCATGCATTTTGCTAAAATCCGTCGCCAATTGAGTTGCTGTATCGAGTCCTGTTGTGCTTACTTTGCCTGTGTTAACATAGTTGCCAATGTCACTAGCAATCTCAGGAGCTGATCTAACAAGCCCTTGAGCAGCGCCTAATGCGCCAATTGCCGGATTTACAACAGTCGTTCTTGCTAAGTCTTGCATGGACTTAACAAGCATTAGTGGATTGTAGTTTGCGGCTACATTTTTAATTGTGCTTATAGCTGAATCTAATGGTGAAGCCGCTGGTTGTGGAGTCGATAATCCGCCAGCCAAAGGTGGCACTGATTGAGTACTATTGTCATCCCATTCATTAAGCGGCATATGGGTTCACCCTTCTAGGCTTGGTATCATCCACATAAAGATCTGGGTCATTATACAAATAATCCAAGACAAGGAAACCACTGTCTCGCAAATATCGTAAAGCTTGGCTGGTTGAGTCTACAAGGTCGTCATGTCGGACTTCAGGGAAAGCACAAAGCTGATTGATCAACGGTTCGGCCCAGTCACGAGCCATGCCTTCACGCGACATAGACTCAGGAATATACACCAAGCCTTTTTGAATCAGAGGCGCCACGATATTCAGTCGCTGTGTTTTGTCTGCATTCCCTGGGTTATAAGCACGGACTGGCAATCCGGCTCTTTGTAGGTCTTGAATCAGTGAAATACCTGCTGACTTGTCCTCAATCAGAACTAAGTCAACCTTCTTGCCTTGTCCGAATTCGTCATTGTCACCGTAAATCGTACCGAACTCTTCAAGCACACGAGGCCGAAGGTCTGGGTATTTCATGTGCTCGTCCCATGCATCGATTAGCATAACAGACATCGGCTTGTCGGTTGGTTTAAAGATCCCCCAAACTGTGCAAGCAGTCGGGTCATTGGCTGTCTTATCAGATGTAGCACAGTCGTAGCTTTGTATGACGTACTGAAACTGAGGCAACGGCTTTTCGGCCGGCCAAAGTCTTAGCCATTGACGTTTAACGATGCCTGATTCTTCTGGGTCGATAATCTCAGCATGAATCTCTTGTCGGCCAAGCGTTGTGCCTTCATACTGTAAGATCTGCTGTTGGAACGATGGAGCTAAGTTCTTTAAGTTGTCATACGTTGATGCTGTTGTGTAGCATACGTCTTCACCGTCACGATTTGCTAAGTCAACAATCAAAGGCTTTGGCTTTGGTGTTGTTGTACAGATGAGACGAGGCTGCTTACCGAGACGCATGCCGAATTGCAGCATGTTCCATGATTCGTCAAGGTAATGCCAAGCTGCAAGCTCATCAAGCCACCCGCCATGAAACTGCGGACCGCGAAAGCGCTCAGGCTCTGATGCAGGAATGCCTTTGATGATTGAGCCGTTCTTTAAGTTAATCTCATGCAGAGATTTATAGTAAAAGTCGATAAGCTCAGTCGGCATAACGTTTAGCAGCCCTGAATCGCCCTCAAAGCACACATCACGAACGTCACCGCTCGTTGGAGCCGAAACTAGCCATCTTGTCTTTGGTTGTGTCCAAGCTGCCCACCAAGTCCACTCAGCCGCGCACCGAGTTTTGCCAGCACCACGACCTGCTAAAAGTAACCAGATACTCCACCAATCGCCCTTAGGCGGTATTTGATGATCACTAGCTATAGCAAGCCATTTGTTTCGTGCTTTCAGCGCTGCTTTCCATTCCGGGGACGCTGTACTTAGATTAGGTCCGGTTTTTAGACGTTGATCAACGTGCTTAGCTATTTTCTCGATTGTCGTTGTCATCTTGTCTTATGCTAAGAATTTCGTTCATTAATTCCTCAGCAAAATCATGTACAACATCGACCTGAATAGCCCCGTTGTTTTTGCCTGTAACTTCAAGCTTATTGTTTTCGCGATATTTATGTGGAAAACGAGCTGCCATCGACCGCGACCACAGCGCTGTGTTGATTCTGTTCCCGCCCGGTCTCTCGATCATATGATCTAAAGCAAGTTTTTCAAAGAAAAGCATCTCTTCTTTTTTAGCTTCTTCTAAGGCCGTGAAAAAATCTGGATTCGCTTCAGCCCAATTGCCTAAAGTTTGCCATGTAATGCCAAGCTCAGATGAAATAGCTTCTCGGCTATAACCTTTTTTGCCTAAGTCAATAGCAATTTGGCAAAACGACGGATCATACTTAGATGGCCGTCCAACTGGTTTTTTGGGTATAGGTTGTGTGCTCATGTGTAAGATTGTACATCAAACTTGAGAAAAGTGTGGAAAAACGGCAATAGTTGTAAGAGAGAAACTTTAGTATTATACGGTAAACTAAAGTAATAATAGTTACATCTAAAGTTACATCTAACCAGAAAACTATATACGACGACGTATATATCTATATATAAATAATATTTAAATATATATGTAATTATTGTAACTATGTATTTATCGTTTAAAATCAACAACTTGGCTAGCATTTTGATGTAACTTTGATGTAACTTTAGATGTAACTTTTAATACTATAGTTCTATTTCTCTCTTGATCGCAGCATCTGTATTTTCTGACAATTTTGACAGATCTCCGTGTTTTTGAAAGTTACATAATTTAGCCTTTGAAGATGTAACTTTGAAAATGGTAAATCTATGTGATTTTCCATTTAATCTTATGACTTTATTGGCTTCGACTTCACCATGGCTTAACAAAGCTTTACGAATATATTGAGCTTTTGCTCTAACTTCATGGCCCCAACGTTCGCATAGTACCTCCAAATGCGATGGTGTAAATGCTGCTATTCCATCAAGATTCTCAACTACCCAGTCGGCAAGTTCACTTGCAAAGGCTTCGATCGGACTCTTACTGGCTTGTATAGCAACTTGTTTGTACTTAGTTTCTGGTGCTGGTTTGGCAGGATCAAAGTTACTGATGTCTCGGTTGTAGTACCAATTTAGCACAATCCCAAAGCCATTTTGCTGTCTTGCCCATTGCATCAGCTTTACAACTTTAGGGTGTGTCTCGGCATTGGTTAAAGTTTCAGGCTTAAAGATGGCTTCACGTCTTGCATTGTCACCCATTCTTGTGATGTAAGGCTTATTTGACGTAAAGATAAAGTTCATAAAATTCTCAATATTGTATTGAGCGCCATACTTGTTATTGATGGCAATTTCTTTGCCTGTGATCATGCTCTTTAACTGTGCTGAGTGATCCTCACGATCCGATGATGGCTCATTGATCACAATCAGAATCTTATTTTTAAAGATGCCATTGAAATTACCAAATAGCTCATCCGGTCCGATAATGATGGCTGGACCGTTTTCACCGAGACCTAGCATTTCGGCTATAAATTCAGCAACGGCTGACTTACCAATACCCTCAACATTACTCACAAACTGTGGGGTTGTGTTATTTCTTTTGTGCGGAAACTGGACTATGTTAGCAACCCAGTCATGCCAATAATCAGCAAAAGACGGTTCATCTCTAAAAAAGTACTTACAAAATTCCAAATACTCAGTTGGATCGCCCTCAATCGGATCATGAAGCCAATTTCCTAAATAGTTATAACAGCCGTCTGGTGTGATCTTTAAACCTTGGTATTGCGGAAAAACACCAACTTTCCTGATATCGCATCTTTTGCGCCACTTTTTATACTCTTCCATCAACACATATTCACGTGTCACTACTTTTGGCGGTTGATTAGGTCTGGTCTGTACTTGTGTAGACTGCAAAAAGATATGCTGAGCACTATCTATCTTTGCCTTTTGGAAGCTCATGATATGGCCATCATCGATACGAATCACATCGCCATTGTACAGCGCATACTTAGTGCTAAACTCATGAAGCCTAACATCCAAGCTGTCAACACCATTCATCACAACTGACGTACTGGCTACCACATCGGACAAAGCCTTACCATCATTTAGATGATCATCAATTGCATACTTACTGCCTTTACCTGGGCCAAAGCGGCCGACGCGGCACAAATGCACTTCAGCACCAAGTCCACGTAGCACAATGGCTAGCTTAGTCTCGGCCAAAGCTACCTGCTCATTTGGCTCACCATCATCCTTGGCACCATCATAGTCAAAAATGATATGCACTTTTCTATGTGTAACATTGAAATTAGTTTTCTTTTGCCATTGTATTTGCATCAAGTCTTTGTGCAATTGCAAGCCACGTTTATCGGTCCAACTAGTCACTCCAGCCAAGCCAACACATGCATAGTTCGAGCCCTCGGCTTTAACAGCCTTTGTGATTGCCCAAGCTTTGAATTCACCCTCTGTGATGATGATTGGTATATCAACATTTGAGATGACTTGCCGCCATTGTGTTGTTGGTGGAAAATAAATGTGACTGCCACTAGCCCTTGCTTGGCTGTATTTCATCTTAGTGCGTGGCACTAAAAGCCTGACACGTGTAAAACCGGTGTCATTGCCATCGATATCAAAGTACGGTATTTTGACCGCCCATTCATGAGTGTGCCCTAAAAGGGACTTGGTCTCATCCTTATCAAGAAAAGTTAAACCTAAAGTTTTAATGTCATTATCGTCGAATTTTCGTGCATTTAAGAAGTCATGATATAATTCTAATGGTTGTGTTGTATGAGACGAAAATCCCATTGACATGATCGTTTCCTTTGCAGTTGTCTTTAAAGGCCCTAGTTGTGAGCTAGGGCCTTTTTTTCTATTATATTTAGACGGTGATCAAAGATTCAGCCAATGTGATGGCTTTTTCCTTAGTGCTAATTCCGTCCCCAAATAAAGCTCTGTCCATCCTAACATCGGCTGTACGGCCGCGGTGGTGGTCAATGTACTCGGTAACAGAGTTAATCAAGCCCCATACAGTATTCTTGGCAGATTTTAGCTCACTGCCTCGGCCTTGCCCACTATATAGTGCCATTAACTTTTCGCTGATCTTTTTGCTAACTACTACATCACCATCTGTGGTTTCATAGGTTGACATAGTATCGCAAAACTGTTGTGCCTGTGCTTGTGTCACATGCGTGTCGCTCCAATGGCTGACACGTGATAGGAATGATGACCATGAAGTGCCGGCCAAACCAAGTTGTGCCTTAACTTGCTCATCATCAAACACTGATCTATGACTAACACGAACTACGTTCTTAGCTTTACCTGATTCAGCTTCATTCATTGCAAAACCAAGTGTGTTATTGCAAACTACGCGAACTGATGTGAACATAGCTGTTGTTGCCATTGAGCCATCACAAGCTGTACCTAGCAATAAATAGCCTTTGATTGTATCATCCATGATCTTAGCTTCTTTACCCATGCTAGCCAAAGCCCAGTATTTACGACCACCGCGTAAGACACCGGCTGTTTCTAGCTCAAAGCCTGCCTTGGCAGTTAAATCCCTATAAAACTCCAACACCTCTTTAGGTTGGACCACTTTATAACCATTGGACACAATTGCAAGTGAATCACCACTATCAGAGCGAACTAAAACTTTTTTGCCTGAAACACGGTAAATGTTTGAATCGGCTTTTGTACGATAAAGTGCAGGCACTTCATCAATTTGGAAATCCATGCCAGCGGCTGTTTGCCATTGCTCAATGGTCTGACCGGCCTGCATTTGCTGACCTAGTTTGTGCCATGGTGTGTCGCCTTTATAGGCAATTGCTGAAAAACCCTTTGTGTTGTCGATTTCGTGAGCCATGATGTTAATCCTTTTATATTCAGAAAGTTAAGAAATTTAAGTTTGTGTGTTTCCACATGTCACATTATACTAGGATTTTTAAAAGTAAACATCTTTTTTAAAAATATTTTCAAATTTATTTATAAAATTATGTACTCAAATTAAAAATATAGTGTACAATGCAATCATGCTAACAAAAGCATCCTTATTTTTAAATGGTTTGAAAATAAAGGTATTACATTTAAACAATTGTGAAAACACAAGTAAACAAGCAAAGGAAAACATCAAGATGTCATATCTTACACACAATGAAATAAGCGTAAATAGAAATGGTACTAGTCTAAAAGGCTATATTGAGTGTGACTACTATTTATTAGTGACCTTATTTGGTCAGCCTTTTAATGGTGACACCACTAAATCAGATGCTGAGTGGCTAGTTAAATTTGATGATGGTGTGGTAGCATCCATTTATAACTACAAAGACGGTTATAACTATTGCGGTCATGCCGGTACACCAACCGAAAAAATTAAAACTTGGCATGTAGGTGGCTTTAGTGATACTGCCGTCTATCATGTACAGCATGCAATTGATGAATACGTTCTGGATTGCTTAGAAAGCACATACAACAGCAATCATTCTATGTTTGAGGAGGCATAATGAAACAAACAATCTTAGATCTGACTTTGGCCTTTGTCATCGGAGTCTCTTTGGCTCTATGTTTAGTAGCATGGTGGAGCGCATAATGACCCCTTTATATTGGCACAAAAAACGAACCGCTGTTGACATGCCGCCAACAGCCGAGCTTTTAATGAACATCATAGTTAAGTATGACACAACTGAATTTTCAGTAATGGAATTGCTAAGCTATGCCGAAAACTTGAAGGTTGCATCATCTGCCACACTTCATAGATCCTATGATTGGTTAATCAAAAATAAATTCATTAAAGCCTATCATCATGAAGGCAACCAACGAACTAAGTTTGTAATGCCATCAGAAAAAGCTAAAAGATATTTTGAGGTGACTAAATGAAAACAATTCAAGAAATTAAAGATGAGCTGAATGAGCTATATGGTGCAACCATGGCATTATCACATGCCTTATCAACTATTCATGATCAGCAAATGGAAAAAACAAAGCAAATGTTCGCATTAAACCAACTGTTAAGAGAAATGCAGGAGAAAAGAGATGATTAATGGCTACTATTATGATGAGGAAGAGGCTTATCAATTGCGGATGCAAGAACAAGCATATAAGCAATATCAAAGACTTTTATGGGCACATCCTGATTGTAGGGATCCCGATCATCCTGGGTGCGAAGACTGTGAAGAGGACTGGATTGAAAATGACGAATAAACTTAAAACACCCCCACTTGATTTTGTCTGGACACCGGCAGGCACTGATATTACCGAGCGTTGGCGTACGCATCATGGTTGGATCCCGCCATCCGAGCTGCCTGAGTATCAGCGTAAATGGACGATCTATCAAGAACTGCCACTTCGAAAACTAACCGACGAAGCCAAGAAAGAGATTGAGCAATTGCTAACGGTCAACAAAGTAAAACGTTGGAAGGTTAAATGAAATGTCCAAAATGTGGTACATGGTCTATTGTGCTAAGTACAAGATCCACACAAAAGAACACATGTACACGAAGACGTGAATGTGCCAACATGCACCGATTTACAACAACTGAACTTCTTAAACTCGATTTGAAAGAAAACTATGTACCAAAAAGTCAAACAATTCCGCCAAAAGCTTAACCTTCCTGTTTCAGATAGACCGCAATTGCTAAGATCGGCTGAAATCAGCTTTTATGCACGGTTCATCATGGAGGAACTAAGCGAACTAATGCGAGCACATGAAAAGAACAACTTGGTGGATGCAGCTGATGCAATCACTGATCTAATCTATGTGGCCATGGGTTGTGCCCATCATATGGGTATGCCATTGGAAGACATCTTTGATATTGTACACAATGCCAATATGCAAAAGAAACCTGGGCAAACTAACCGAGGCGTGCAAACAGATGCACTAAAACCTGAAGGTTGGGTACCACCTGAAAGAGAAATTGAACAAGTACTTGATGCACTAAAAATAATTTAAAAATATTTTAAAAATAGTGTTTACTTTTCAAAAAGTACAGTATAATCCAATTGTTTACTTCGGTAAATAACTAAACTTCTTAACTTCTAAAAGGCTTAATATGAACATCTTTTTTCTACATCATGTACCACAAATTGCGGCTTTGTATCATTGTGACAAGCATGTGGTAAAAATGGCAGTTGAAACGGCACAACTGTTAGCAACAGCACATCATCACTATGGCAATGGCGATAATGTGACATACAAACCAACACACAAAAATCATCCATCAGCAATATGGGCACGTGAATCAAGATTGCACTATGATTATTTAGTGGATCTTGGTATTGCCTTATGCAAAGAATATCGTCGTAGATATGACAACACTCATGCTTGCCACCAATTGTTTGTTGGTGAGTTAATGTATTGCCCTCCTGAAATGAACAAACTGCCTTTGCTATGGCAAGACCCACCACAATGCATGCCTGATGAGTGCAAACGTGATAGTTCACTTGAAGGTTATCGTGAGTATTACCGCCATAAGCATACTATCATGGACATGGTTTGGTATAAAAATGATGGCTCATATACACCACCTTTTATGGAGTTAGAACATGCTTAATCAACAAAAATGGGATTTAAGATACTTAACTCTTGCTAAACTAGTTGCATCTTGGTCTAAAGACCCATCCACTAAGTGTGGTGCTGTTATTGTTAATCCTAATAATGAGATTGTTAGCATTGGCTTTAATGGCTTTCCAAAAAGTGTAATTGATTCAGAAGAACGGCTTAACAATAGGCAAACCAAACTACAAATGATGGTGCATGCCGAGAGAAATGCACTTATCTTTGCAAAACAAGACTTGCACAAATGCACAATTTATACGTATCCTATGATGGCATGTAGTGAATGTGCAGCTATGATCATACAGGCAGGCATCAGCAGGCATGTGTCAATGATCACAACAAATAAAAACTGGAAAGAAAGCTTTGTATTGGCTAGTCAAATGTTTGATGAAGCCGGTGTTAATGTTGACATGTACTTACAAAATGAATTGGAGAATGTATGAATATCTCAGATCTAATCGACCAAATCGTAGATGTGAAAAGCCAACGCGAGGCTTTAACTAAAAAAGATAGTGAACTATCTAAATTACAATCACAAATTGAAGCTGATCTTATGCATGCTATGACTGAGGCAGGTACTTTAAAAGCCGCCAATGAAGCTGGCCATAGTGTGACTATGAAAAAATCAGTACATCCAACCATTATTGATTGGGATCAGTTTTATGCTTATGTGACACAAACAAATAGTTTTGACCTGTTGCATAAGCGGTTAAGTTCTACAGCATTTAAAGATCGCTGGGAAGCAGGTGAAGAGATACCCGGCTCTTCATCAGCAGAAGTTTGGGGTATTTCATTAACTAAATCACGTAAATAAGAGGTTACATCATGTCTAAAAATCAAATTGCTTTATTCGAATCCGAACTTGAAAAACTAGCTAGTGCTTCTTTGGAAGCCGAGCGTAGTGCAACTGGCATTACATTCCTTAGCACAAAAGGCGGTACTTTAACGTACAAAGATCAACCTATTTCAGGCAATGCTTTGAATGTTGTGATTCTTAGCTCACCTGTTGAGCGCTTGTATTACACAGCTAGATACGATCCTACAGATCCAGCTGGTCCAGTTTGTTTTGCACTTGGTCAATCAACGACAGGACTTAAACCTAATGCATTGTCCGAGCAAAAGCAAAGTGAAGCATGTATGGGTTGCCCTAAAGACCAATGGCGCAGTGCTACGAATGGTGGTAAAGGTAAAGCTTGTGCCGAGAAACGTAGGCTATTGATTATGACAGCAGATTCTATTGAATCAATTGACAGCATCAACATGGCTGAAGTTGCAGCATTAAGAACACCTGTTACATCGGTTAAGCCATTTGCTTTGTACTTGCAAAAGATTGCCAATGCCGTAAAACGACCATTGTCAGCTGTTGTGACTAAAATTAGTTTAGTTCCAGACCCTAAAACACAGTTTAGATTGGAATTTGACTTTGTCAAAGCAATCGATGATATTGAGGTTGTAAAGGCGTTAATTGCAAGAGGCGAAAAAGAGCTTGCTAATGCTATTGAGACTGCAGGCGTTGGTGAAGAAGCAGGTGAAGAAGCTGCACCACAATCATCAAAGTACTAATATGACAGATCCAATCTTCTTAGACTTTGAGTCAGAAGCAATCGGCCCACGTCCTCACCAATATCCGCCTAAGCCAGCAGGTTTAGCTGTTTTGGATAGGACTGGGCAGTTTGAATCAGGCTATTTCTCATTTGCCCATGACTATAGCAATAACACTAGCTTTGAAGCTGTAAAACGACTGCTGATTCGCATTTGGGAAAGTGGTAGACATATTTGCTTTCATAATGCAATGTTCGATATGGCAATCATTATTGAGCATTTTCATTTACCTTTCCCACAGCCACCAAGAGTTCATGATACTTTAGTGCTTGCCTTTTTACATGACCCATATGCAAAGAGTTTGGCATTGAAAGAGCTATGTAAAGAATGGCTTGATGTACAACCGGAGGAGCGTGATGAACTATTTGATTGGCTTACATTGCACATACCTGAAGTTAAACGAAAGCCTAAGAGTGCAGGGGCTTATATTGCACGCGGACCAGCAGATCTTGTGGGAAAGTACGCTAGTGCTGATGTGCGATTAACTGCTGGTTTGTTTGACTTTACAAAGCAAGTACGTGACTTAATGCCAAAGGCATACTTACGTGAAATCACTTTAATGCCAATGCTACTTGAGAACAGTATGCTAGGGGTTAGAGTTGACCGTGAAGGCATGAAGGCTTGCTTGCATAAAGCAAATGCTGACATTGCCTTGTGTGAAAAGTGGCTGTATGAGTATTTTGGTGATGGCAACATCAACTTTAACTCTGGCGGTCAACTGGTTGCAGCAATTCAGCTCAATGGCTGTTATGACAAGACCAAAAAATGGCCTGAAAGTGACAAAGGTACACCATTATCCGACAAAGACACTTTAAAGGAAATGATAACCGATGAAACCTTATCATCAGTCCTACGGCATAGGGACGTGTTGGTTAAACTAACAGGAACCTATATTACCCCTTGGCTAGAACAATCTGAATCAACCGGAAGGATCTACACGGAATGGAACACGGTCAGAGGTGAAGCTGGCGGAACCAGAACTGGTCGGCTATCGGCAAAACCAACTTTACAGACCATGCCGACACGTGGGCCAAAGACCCCATTGCCTACAGAACTGCAAGGCTTGGTTATACCTAAAGTCAGAACTTTTATCTTACCTGATGAAGGTCATATGATGGCAGCTGCTGACTTTCAGGCACAAGAGTTAAGGTTGTTTGCACATTTTGAGGACGGTAAATTAGCTGAGCAATACAGACAAGACCCAATGGCTGACTTGCACACATTTGCATCCAACTTAATGTCACAAAGAGCTGGTAGACCGATCATCAGAGATTATGCCAAGACATTGTCATTTGGGATTTTGTATGGTGCAGGACCTAGAAAGATCAGTGATATGCTTGGCATACCTTATGTAGAGGCCAAAGAATTGATTGACATTTATAAATCAGAGGTAGCTCCTGGGTTAGACAAAATCAATAATGATTTGATGACTAGGTACAAAATGAGAGTACCATTTTCTACAATTGGTGGTAGACTTGTAAAAGGTGAACCTGCAAAGCTAATCAATGGTAAGTATATGGAATTCGGATTTAAGTCATTAAACACTTTAATTCAAGGTTCAGGCGCTGATATGGCAAAGCAGGCAATGATTGACTATTATGCTATTGCTGAAGATAGTCGATTGCTATTGTCATTGCATGATGAGTTAATTATCTCAGCAAAAGCGGATGTTGTGCAACGTGAAGCTGATAAGCTTGAAAAGTGCATGATTAATTCATTTAAGTTAGATGTGCCACTTATTGCAGAGTCTAAGATTGGCAATAATTTTGCAGAGGTTAAGTAATGACATACCCTTATTCATACTCATCCATAAAAACTTACGAAGAATGTCCGGCTAAATACAAGTTTAGTCGTATTCTTAGATTACCACAGCCAAGCGGTCCAGCCGCTGAACGTGGCACGTTAATTCATGCCGAGATTGAAGAAGCTTTAAATGGTGGACTAGTTTTACTATCAGCTGATGTTGAGCATTTAGCCAATAGTATAGAAGTTTGGCGAAAAAGTGGTGCACAATCAGAGCTTGAATTTGCATTTGACAAGCATTGGCATGAGGTTTCATACAAAAGCGATAGTGCAATCTTTCGTGGCATTATTGACCTGTATATGGAGCATGATGATCAAGCGGTTGTAATTGACTTTAAGACCGGTAAAGAACGTGATTATCAAGATCAGGTGAAGGTGTATTCAGCTGCTATTTTAGCAACTAAGCCACACATTAACTCAGTCCGTAATATCATTGAGTTTATCGACCAAAAGAAGACTAAAGAGTATGTGCCTGTAAGACGTGAAAACTTAAGTGAGCTTAAATCATTGTTAATTGGCAGACTAATGGCTGTTGAGTTGGATAAGATTTATGCACCAAACCCAAACCAGTTTTGTAGATGGTGTCATTATCGTAAAGACAATGGTGGCCCATGTAAATGGTAAAGGATGAACAATGAACAAGACTGAAGTAGTACCACTTAAACGCGCCAAAGTTAAACGTATTACTGTGTATGTGCCTACAGAGATTGACCGTATTAGGGATAGACTGCAGGATGACACAGGTGTCAAAATGTCATATGTACAAGTGTTTAGATTTCTAATTCACTTTTACATGCAAAGAGCTAATGAACCAAAAACACGATGGGCAGCACTAAAATGATTACACCAGACTTTAAGTTTGAACTATGGTTATCCGTTGAGAGTATTAGATTTATTTGTGCAACTATTTGCATTTCTTTTGTTGTTCTATTTGCTATTATCGCAATGATATGCAAAGGAAATAAAAATGACGAAAAAGCAAAAGATTGAACGTCTTAACTATTCATTAGGTCACTTGTATTTTTCATTGTGCTCTTTCTCAATGAATGAGCGCTGGGAAAAGTATATTTTGTGTGCCATGCTAATTCATGAATTTGAAGCGCTTATTAAAGAATTGGAATCATCATGACTAAAGAAGAAATCATTAAGATGGTTAAACAAACTCAATTTTTTAAAATGATCACAATTCAAGCAAATGGAGAAGCTATATACACCTTTGACATAAATGCTCTTGAATCTTTTGCTAATTTGGTAGCTCAAAAAGAACGAAGAGAGATTATTGAGTGGCTTTGCTATTACAAGGATTAAACATGACTAAAGAAATAGTTTTAATGAATGGATTCGGATCAATAGCAAAAACTGCTTTTGTTGTTGTTAAAACCTCAGACGATCAAATTCAATTTTCAACTGAAACTGGGTTTGGATCATTGTTTACAGATAAAGTAAAAACAGGCAATGGTCAAACAGTTGG